TACCGATGAAACGGCCTGGACGACGGACGTTCACAGTGTTGCCGATTTTGGCGCCAACAACAGCAAACTGGTCATCATAGTTACGGTCAACTTCCGAGGTGAAAGTCAATTCGTTTTCCAAGACCATCAACGCTTCGTTGGTGATCTTGGAGATCGTCAAGAGTTGGTTACTCATTTCTTACTCCAAATAGATTAGGTTTAACGAATCTTTCCAGCCCTACGCGCTTCTTTCCAAGCCTGATATGACCCATGAAATTCACCGTTAGCGGTGATGGGCACATCTGCTTTTCCATTAGCCCGAATCGGCTGAATCGGTTCAGGTGCTTTACTTCTAGCCACAACAGGCTTCTCGGCTTTCGCCTCAAATTTCGCTTCCAGCTTGCCAATTTCTCTCAAAGCGCGAATCGGGGTCATCGCAGCAAGGCTCTTTACAACCTCGGGATTCTCAGCAAAGTGATACAGGACACGTGGGCCAACATCACTTTCAAGAATCGCGTCACGAACATGGTCAGGGATGACCACATCGCTGGCTGATTGAACCATTGCATCAAAATCAGGTAGTTCAGACTTTGCCGCCACAACTCGCTTCGACCATTCGTCATAGACTTTTTGGCGTTCGACTTGCGCTCGAGCTTCCTCTTGAGCCGCCTTTTCTTGAGACAATCTCGCTTCCACACGGTAATCAGTGAGGGCTTTTGCATACTCAAACGCATCAGAAAACTGATGAGGTTGAGGTTCTTCTTCCACAGCTTGGGGCTGGGGCGCTTGAGGTTTCTCAAGTGCTGCAATACGCGCCTCTAGAGCCAACCTTGCATCGCGTTCCCGCTGGGCTTCCGCCCTGGCTTCTTCGCGTTGTTTGGTTATCTCAGAAAACCGTTTTTCAAGTTTCGGATTCTGTTTGCGTTCCTCTTGCGGTTTCGCGGTCTCTGCATCTTCAGGTTCACTCTGTTCCTCCACCGCTACAGGCTCTGATTCCTCAGCCACTGGCTCGGCAGGAGATTCAGCTAAACCTAATCTGTTTGCATAAAACTCCGCTGCATTTTCGCTAGTCAAAACTTGACCGGCTTCTTTATCGGACATACGTATCCCTACGATTTAACCCAGTGAACCTCACTGGTAAGGTTTGGTAATTATTTACCCTTATTACTGTTGCGTCAATGGGTTAGCGCCTTGGCTAATATCCTGTGCCGCAAATTGCATGGCTTGCATTTGTTCCGCATTTCTGCGGTCAATTTCTTCATTAAGCCTGCGGGTGTCCATGTGATGCAATAAAAGCTGTGTAATCGCTTCAATCTCAACTTTGTTTTGTGAGGTGAGAGAGCGTGTGTTTTGGTCATTGACGCGAACTTCAGCCATTGTCTCGGTGTTGTGAGCCTTGGCGGTTTGACGCATCAATTCACGCTTGTTCTCGTTATCCTGCTTAACTTGCTCAATGTCCTGACGCTGCTTCATCATCATTTGCATTTGCTGAAGCGCCTGCTGCATCTGTTCCATCTGCTGCTTGTTCTGCATAAGTTGCATCTGAACTTGCGGAGGAACGTCTGACTTCTCGTCAATCTGAGCCAGCGGGTTGATGGCAGCAAGGCGGTCAGCAATGGTGTCTGCGCCTGGGAAGTCCATGTTGCGGAATACCAAGTCGCCAGCCACTTCAAACAGCTTCTGATTAGCCCCAACAAGAGGCATCATGGCGTCAACAGCGGCTTCACGCTTGGAGTTGTAGCCTGGGCCAGTCTCCATGACCACATCGTATCTACCTACGGTCACATCATTTAGAACACGGATAACGCCTTGTTCGTCTTGTTGGCGCTGGTTTAGAGTCACCATGCTTGGTTTGCCGTCATCGCCAATGATTCGCAAAACACGCTGGGTGTCGTAAATCTTGGGAATAAGGTCAAGAATCACCTTGCCCACATGAGCAATTGATTTGGTAAGGTTGTCGTAGAAGTCAAAGTTGGTCAAATCCATCTGCTGAATCTGACCGTTTAAGGCCTTACCGGACACGTTACCCTGACCCAATTGAGCAGGGTCAAAGATGCCCATTAAAGTCTTGATGTCGTTGTCAATCGTGGCAGCCGCAGCCATTACACCGGCTGGTGGTGGCTCAGGCTGAAGTCGGGCGGGAACAGGGGCTGGGCGACCATCGATGTCAGTCTGTTTGTATCGCAGAACCGGCAAAGACTTAACGTTAGCTTGCGCCCAATCGCTTTCATGGCCTTCGTCTTGGCCTTCAGCAAGCAGCCATTTGGCCTTTGGAGCAAGAGCCACCGATTCAGTGAGCGAGGTCTGCCAAAAGTTATACATCCGCTGTACGTCTTTACCGTGGCGCACCATGCCAAACTTCTTACGTTTGTCACCGATAACCACTTGACGACCATACACCGGAATAATCGGGATGTATTTGCCAGGCCATTCTCTTTCCTCAAGAATTTCGATGGCGGTCAGCTTGCAGTATTTAATGTATTTGCGGAACGTGTCTCGCTCATCCAGCACATAAATACCGGCTGCGTCTAGGCTATCCTGGGAAGGCATATCTTCTTTGAATGTAGTCGTGCCGTCCGACAACATGACCAATTTGGTCTTTTTGCGCTCGGTGTAGTAATACTCAGCAATGCGGATATCTTCTTTATTGATCCACTCAGACTGACTGTCGCCAGTACCACGCTGGTTGAATGAGTCCACCTCTGCACCAGGATAAAGGTCGCTAAAGACCTTTTTGGGCATCATCATGGTAATCAGACATTCTTCAGCGTCAGAGCCATCAGGGGCGACTGAATTGATGTCGTAATACACCGTGAATGGGTTATCCACAGGGTCTATGTAGATTTCTTGTTCGAATGAGTCAGCATCTGTGTAATCAGTCCGCACACGAATAAAACCCCAGCCACAGCGAACAGCATAATCAGCGGCAGTGTCGTAGGCGTTGTCAGCATTTGAATTCACCTCGATATGACGGATAACGCCTTGGATGGTCTGAGCGATCTTGGCGTCAGCCTGAGAATTCACCCCATGCACACGCACCCGCGGGCGTTGTTGGCGCATCTGATTGACCACTTGGCGGCAATAACCGTCTAGCTTGTTGATGGTCAGAACAGGGCGTGATTCAAGGTTGCGTGAGTTTTGCAGTTCAACAGGCCATTGGTCGCCATTGACGAACTTCAAATCCTCAAGGGCTTCTTGGCGGTTCATGGTGTCCGCATCATTAGCCATCTTCAAGAATTTCTTGGCTTTGTCAATTCGCGGATCGTAGTCGCTCAAGCTGGTATCGTCTGCCATAGTGGGCCTTCAGAGTTTCAGTTATTTTAGGACATCCAGCCCTGTGCGCCAAGATAGTTATGCATCACTGGCTTGGGTCTAGCTGGTTTTCTTGGCTCATTAACCATTAATCCGATCATCCGGAACGCATCAGCACCGTGGGAATAATGGTCGTGCAGCGGTGTACGGCTGAATTGTCCGGTTTCAGGGTCTACTTCATACCGATAATGCCTCAAGCACTGTAGCCCTTCATGGCAGTTTTCACGATCAAAGTAGCATGAACGGAATAACGTCCTGGCTGCGTTAATGCTGTCAGCAATCGCGGTGCGTGGGATGATGCGGGTTTTATAACCAGCATTACGGACGATTTCCTCAATTGAGCGTCCGTTAGCTGCTAGGGTTTTGTTCTCAGCGTCATGGGGTAGCCATAGGGTGTCGTAGACATACCCATAGGTTTGCATCTTTGCCAGGTAGTCGCTCATGGTCTGCTGGCTACCCTCAATATATCGGATTAGGCGGGTTTCCATACCAATAAACTGGAGAAACCATATCGCAGTCGCGTCAGCCCAGCCCAAGTCAAAGATGGCGTGAACAGGCTTAGATGGATCGTAAGGCACTCGGGTCAAACGGCCTTCCAATTCAGCCATCTGCATTTCTTTGGCAAAAATAGCCCCATCCACTGTCTGCCTGCAAAGGCCTTCCCAAACCACGTTATAGGCCGATAAATCGCGTTGTTTAAGCGCATCCTTTTCAGCCTTCAGCGTTTCGGGAAACCAAGGATTGTCTGACCAGTTTACCTTTTGGACAATTGCGCCTTCGGGTGGATTGACCACAAATCTTTGATAAGTTTCGTCGGTTTCCAGTTCAGGATTGAACGTAATCCAAATCTCAGACTTTTCTTTACGGATGGTCGGAATCAGCGTATTCCAGCTTAGTCGGGACACGGTTTGGGCTTCTTCCACCCAACAGATGTCCACACCTTCGTAGGATTTAACGTTAGCTACGTTGTTCTTTAAGCCTACAAAATTGAACTCAGAGCCGTTTTTGCCCCGAATTGT